AGTGTGCCGCGTTTCCGAATGGGGAACATGATGACTTGGCAGATTCGATGACTCAGGCTATACTACGTTTTAGGCAAGGTGGTTTTATTTCGACTCCCACCGATTATGAAGATGAAGATTTGGTGCGGTATAATCGCAGGAAGGAATATTACTGATGGCTGATGAAAAAAATAAAGGTAATATGTTAGGTGAGATGAAATCTAGAGTTAGAGAATCTTACAGAGGCAAGCGCGTTGGTGAAAGGCCAGAAAAAGATTTGGAAGATATAATCCTAGAAATAGGAGAAGATTTTGGTATTTTTGAAAAAATGGAAAAAGGTGGCAAAGTTGTTAATCAAAAGGGGCCAAAGCCTAGACCTAAATCTGGTATGATGAATGAAATGATGGGTCGTATGATTGATCCTAATACTGAGATTTCTGATGAGGAAGCTGCTAGATTGCTTAGAATGGCTAGAATGGCTAAAAGAGGCAAGAACTATGCAGAAGGTGGTGAAGTAAGCCGTGATTTAGGTGGTTTTATTCTTGATTCTTATTTAGGTGGTGTTCGCCAGAAAGATTTAAGACCTCAGAAGATAGGTTCCCCTCCAGCTAAAAAATCATCATCTGGTGCGACAATGCCTGGTCGTGGCGGCAAGTTTAAAGGAACAAAATAATGGCTGAAAGATCTGCGTATTTAAACTCATTGCTTGCAATGGAAAGACTTGCCAGAGAGATGGAAACTTCTCCAGCAAGAAGGCAAATGTTAAAAAATTTTTTTATCGACCCTGATGCTGAGATAGCATCTCAAAGGGCTGGTAGAAGAAAGGGTTACTTTGGCGCTAAAGCTAGGGGTATGAAAGACGGTGGTGTTGTTCGAGGTGCGGGTGCTGCTACGTCAGGCACTAAATTTAAAGGAGTATTCTAATGAGCAATGAATTCAATGAGGCTTTATTAGAGCAGTTATTTGAAGAAGCATTAGAAATGGGCATGACAGATGAAGCTGCTTCTAAGTTTGCTCGTAAGCGTTTTGAGGAAATGCCAGAGCCTGATTACAAGGCTGAAGGTGGTGTTATTAAGATGAAGAAGGGTGGCAAAGCTTTTCCTGATTTAACTGGTGATGGTAAGGTAACTCAGAAAGATATTCTTCGTGGCAGAGGTGTTCGTGGTTTTAAGCGCGGTGGTGTTGCTTCTAATGTTTGTCGTGGTGGTGGTGCTGCTTTGCGTGGCACTGGATTTACGGGAGTAAAGTGATGAACGCTAAAGAGTTTAATGAAAAATTTAAAAAAGTTACCAAGTCAGATTATGATGATTTGCTCCCAGCACAAAAAAGAATGTTTGATGCAGCTAAAAGATTGGGCTTAATCGCTGCTGCTTCTAAAAGTGGAGGTATGCTTTCAAAAACTGGTGCAGTGACTGTTTTTGACCCTACAACATATGAACGAGTGCCTAGAAAAGAATTGCAAGTCAATATGTTCATGCCGTCTAGGAAAGAGAAATTTAAACCAAATCCAGGTGATAAAAGATATGACCCTGACATAGGGCAAGCTACGCCTACAAGAAGACCTACTTTAATGAGTGAGATAAAAAAAGCGGGTAAAAACTTTAAAAAAGGCGGTGCTGTTATGCCTAATAGGGGCGGTAATTTTAAGGGGATATTCTAAGGGAGTGAAACAATGACAATAAGAGTGCCAAAGAAACCAAAGCCAAAAAAAGACAATATTAAAAAAGCAAATACAATTGTAGATTTAATGATAGCAGGCGGTCCTTATGCAAAAGAAATCATACCCTACATTGCACACGGTACAGCTGCTGCTGGTGCAGGCGCAACAGGGTATGCTTTTAATAAAATGCGAAAATTTAAAAAAGATCGACAAAATAAAAAGTTTGGTTTTATGAATGGCGGTGCTGTCATGCCCAATAGAGGCGGTAACTTTAAGGGTACATTTTAATGCGCTCTGACAAAGAAATTAGAATAATGGCTCAAAGAGACATTACTAATCTTACTAATGCTGAGTTTGATAGGCATTTAGTTATGGAAAGTGAAAAAGCAATGAAATCCAAGTCTCCTATGGGCAGAGGTTTTGGAGTAGCAACAAGAGGTAGTAAGTTTAAAGGAACATTTTAACGACTATTCATCGAATGTGGGAAATATTGGTTATATTATTTGATGAAGTCTAAGTGGTTGGGTCATTTTGTATCATTGATAAGGTGAATTGCCCTTCGGCTTTATCAGCGCTCAGTAACCCTCACTTTGAGGCGCAATTCAATTTGACCCAACACCAATTAAGGGATTAAGGGAATTATAAGATGGCAGTAGAAAAAATACTTGGTGCAGGAGGCGACATTCCTATAGAGGCCATTGAAGAGATAGGAATAAGTGAAGAAGTTATTCCTGTTGACGCTAATATTCTTCAGTTTGAAGATGGTAGTGCTTTAATTGGTGGAGAAGAGGAAGAGCTATCTGTTCAGCTTCAAGACTTGCCTTATGATGCTAATTTAGCTGATTACATAGATGAGGCAGAACTTGCTGTTATTTCCAGTGATTTAGTTGGTAGTATCGATGATGATTTTTCTTCTAGAAAAGAATGGGAAGATACTTATAAAAGAGGCATTGACCTTCTGGGGATGAAATACGAAGACCGTTCCCAGCCATTTGAGGGCGCCACAGGCGTTGTTCATCCATTATTGGCAGAAAGTGTAACACAGTTTCAGGCACAAGCTTACAGAGAGCTTTTACCAGCAGGAGGGCCTGTTAGAACACAGATTATTGGTGCAGAGAATTCAGAGGTTGTAAAGCAGGCTGAACGCATCAAGAATTACATGAATTATCAGATAACATATGAGATGGAAGAGTATGATCCTGAATTAGATCAGATGTTGTTTTATCTTCCTATTATTGGTTCTACATTTAAAAAAGTTTATTTTGACCCATTATTACAGCGACCTGTTTCTAAGTTTGTTCATGCTGAAGATTTAGTTGTTCCATACACAGCAACTGATTTATTTAGCTGTTCTCGTGTTACGCACGTTGTAAAGATGAACAAGAATGAGATATTAAAGCTTCAAGTTTCTGGTTTTTACTCAGACGTTGATTTACCGGGTGGCGGTTATGGTGCAGAGGACTATAGTGAGGTTCAGGAATCTATTAATGAGGTTGAGGGTATACAGCCTTCAGGTTCTAATGAAGATGTTGTTTTGTATGAAGTTCATACAGATTTAGACCTTACTGGATTTGAAGATTTAGACATGGAAGGTGAGCCCACAGGGATTAAACTTCCGTACATTGTTACCTTAATTGAGAAAAGTGGCAAAGTTTTGTCTGTTCGTAGGAACTACGACATAGAAAAGCCTTTACAGAAAAAACAGTATTTTGTGCATTACAAATTTCTTCCAGGGTTAGGCTTCTATGGTTTTGGCCTAACTCATATGATTGGAAATTTAGCACAAGGAGCTACGAGTCTTTTAAGACAGTTGATAGACGCTGGAACTCTATCAAACCTCCCTGCTGGCTTTAAGGCTCGTGGCGCTCGTATTCGTGATGAGAATGAACCTTTAAGTCCTGGCGAGTTTAGAGACATTGATGTGGCTGGTATGGATATACGTCAGGCTCTTATGGCATTACCGTTCAAAGAGCCTTCACAGACGCTGTATTCGCTTCTAGGAACATTAGTAGACTCTGGGCGTAGATTTGCTTCTATGGCTGATATGAAGGTTGCAGAGATGGGTGGAGAAACACCTGTTGGTACAACTATGGCTATTATGGAGCGTGGCACTAAAGTTATGAGTGCTATTCACAAGCGTTTGCATTACTCACAGAAGCAGGAGTTTAAGCTTCTTGCTGGTTTGTTTGCTCGATTCACTCCTCCTTCATATATGTATGAGGTTCCTGGCGCACCGCCAGAGATAAAAGCTACTGACTTTGATGGTAGAATAGATGTTATACCTGTATCAGACCCAAACATATTTTCTATGTCTCAGAGAATTGCATTGGCTCAGACTCAATTGCAATTAGTTCAAAGCAACCCTGATTTACATGGTGGTCAACAAGGTTTGTATCAGGCGTATAGAAAAATGTACGAAGCTTTAGGAGTAACAAATGTCGATTCAATACTTCCTGTCCCGCCTGAACCAGTTCCTGCTAACCCTGCAAAAGAAAATCAGGAAGCTATGCGAGGAAAGTCTTTACAGGTATTTGCAGATCAGAACCATAAAGCGCACATTGAAGCGCACTTGGCAATTATTGCAACGCCAGTGGCGCAAGCTAATGCGGCAATTGTAATGACACTACAGGGTCATATCCAAGAGCATATTGGATTTATGGCAGAGCAAATGGCTCAAGATGAAGTTATGGAAGGCATGGATCAAATGCAGGCTCAAATGATAGCCACAAATCCTGATTTACAAGCTCAAGTAGCAAATCAAGTTTCTTCCCGTGCTGCTGAATTAATTGGTGAATTAACTGAGCAATATGCACAAGCCGTATCTCCTCCACCAGAGCAGGATCCTCTTGTGTCTATTAGACAACAAGAACTTGCTTTACGCGGTGCTGACATTCAAAGAAAAGCTGAAGAGTTTGAGCGTTCACAAGAGTTTGACAAAGAAAAAGAACGTAATGATAAATTACTTGCTCAACAGCGTTTAGATTTACAAGATGAGGCTCTTTCTGATAAAACTAGAGTTGCAGAAGATGAAGGCCAAAAAGCTGGAGAGAAGAGATGCCATTGAAAAAAGGAACAAGCCAGAAGACAGTAAGCTCGAACATCAGCAAATTAATGTCGGAGGGTTATCCGCAGAGACAAGCAATAGCGATATCCCTGTCGTCAGCGAAAAAACCGAAGCCAAGCCAAAAGCCAAAAAGAAAGCTTCAAGCAAAAAAAAGGCAAGTGCAAAAAAAGCGTGATGGTGGGGTGATAACCAAATTTTCACGAATATCTAAACCACAAAGATTTGAGGGAATCTTTTAGTTACTTGAAATGAAGGGCTTTTTACCAAGAGGTTGGTAGTGATTGATCCTATTTCAAGTATGGCGTTGGCCTCATCAGCCTTTGCGACTTTAAAAAAAGGCGTTTCGATTGGACGCGAATTGGAGTCGATGGGCAAATCTTTGTCTACTTGGATGTCAGCGGTATCTGATATTGACCGCGCCCATCACGAAGCTAAGAACCCTCCAATTTTTAAAAAATTATTCTCAGGAAAAT